TCATCCTTTCTGATTGCCAACCACTGGCACTATCTTCACTTTGCGATCGTAAATTGCCGTCTGGCTCGCGTTTTTGTGGCCTGATATCGCCTGCTTATCTGTCAGAGAACCGTCCAGATCAGAAATACCTTTCGCCTTTAGGTCGTGGTACGTGAAGTCGAAATCCATATCGGGATTTGCGGCAATTGCCGCCAGCTTTGCATTGCGCCACTGGCTATTAAATCCATCGCGCGTGTAACGGTTGCCGTTACGTTGGTGGATCACGTACACGCTGGAAATTCCGTCTTTGATTGGCAACGTGTCGGCCAACGTTACCGCAGCACGTAGTCGGTCTGACCAGGCTTTGATCTGCTTGGCACCGGTCTTGCCCTGGCAGATAAAAATCCCAGGCTCTAGGATCTGCGAACGACTTAACGAAAGTACGTCAGCCTGCCGGGCGCAGCACAGATAGGCGATCTCCATTGCAACTTTCAAAGTATCAGGGGCGACCACATAGACTGCATCGTATTCAGCGTCGGTGATATAGCGCTCGCGAGACTTCTCCTTAAATTGCCTCACCCCTTTACAGGGATTTCCTTTCACATATCCGCGCTCGTAGCTCCAACCGAATACCCGCGACATGAAGGTTTTTTCGCGGTTAGCCTGGGTCTTACTTTTAAGCCCTCGCTTATCCATGTATTTTCTTATGTGCTCCGGCTTTATGTTGTTCGGATCCATATTCCCAAACACAGGCATCACCTTTTTTGCATATTTCTGATAATCCTTCTGGGAGTCGAAGGCTAAATCGGTAAATTCAGCAGAGCTTAGGAACCTATCAGCCAAAGTTTTGAACGTTACCTTATCCTCTTTTTGACTGGTAAATTCTTCGTATGCCACCCAGACGGTGGACTGTGTCGCATCAAGAGGGCAGAGCCTTATAGTTCTGCCATCCGGGTGCTTGAATTCATAGGCGGATCGGCCGCGTGATACTCTAGACGGCATCCAGTTATCCGCGGGGTTTTTGCGCTTGCCGGCCATTTACATCGCCTCGAAATCTGGTTCTTCCGCCACAGGTTTTGGCGGTTCATTACGGTATTTTACGGGGTTAAGGAAATGCCCCCATGTTGTTTTTGGGTGACCGTCAGGGCGTTCAATAAAAAATATCCCGGCCCGGCGGAGAGCGTCACATTGTTTCGACTTATAATGGTGGCCGGTCAACTCAATCATCTCTTCTTTCGTAATTATGTCGTGGTCGTTTCGCATGGTCTTTCCTCGGTTCAATCATCCAGGCTATTGCGTCGTCGGTCACACGACATGCCCGGGTGATATCGTCATCGCTCAGCGTCGCTTTTCTGACGCTGGCAGACAGCCGGCCGATCTTGATATCGAAATCAGAGAGTAGGCGGGCGCCTGATTGCCATGGTTGCATTGCTGTTCCCCGTTGTGTGGTTTCCAACAATGCAAACATGGCGGCAGTGGCTATTTCTGATTTGGCGTAATCGGTTTTTTAAAGGCCTCTTTCTCGCGCGTCAGGCGTACAGACTGCGGGAAATGGAAAGCCAGCTCACCGCGGCTCTCGGCCTCAATGATTCCGGTAGTGCCGTCGGGGAAGGTCACGTGCACCGCATCGCCTTTGGCCAGGTACATTCTCAGCATGGGAAATCCTCAGTAGTGGCCCCGTCGCCGGGGCCGGGTGATTACCGTACCTGCAGCGTTGGTTCGCCGATTTCGATATGCGCGCCTTTGACCTCCACGCCGTTTTCGATCGCCTCTTTGATGGCTTTCTTGTCCGGCGCTACCACCGTTTGCACAGTCACCAGTTCATCCGGTAGCAGGTCGGCATTGTCGACCACCACGTTGGCAGAGCCTTTGCGCGCCGTGAACGTATTTGCTGTGGTTTTAATGGAGCCCTGGCCGCTGGCCAGCAGGCACGCCAGCACATATTTGCGGATCGACTTGGAGCGGTTCTCGAATGATTTTTTTCGGTCGGTCAGGCGTTTGATTTCCGCCGCCAGCGTGTCGGCTTGCCCCTCGATATTACGAACGTGGATAAAAGCTGCGTCCAGTTTGTCGCCGAGCGCCCCCTCGATACCCTCCAGCGTGTCGGCGATCATCTCCGGCGTCAGATCGTCGGAGGTTTCGATCAGCTCCTGAAACTTGGCGTAATCAGCTGCTAATGCAATGGCGTTAATGCTCATGATGCTTTCTCCTCGGTCAATGCGGCGATGCGTTCATCTTTCAGGGCGGTCAGTCGGCGCAGTCGGCCGGCCAGGTATTGGGCAAACTCTTTATCGCCTTTGCCGTCGGCGGCCTTGCGATGGGCTTCAATCTCACGGGCGACAGAACCGTGAACCTTGGTCGCTTCATTCGCCGTAACCGCGCCTTTGAGGGTCTCAGCCACTTTCGCCAGATGCTCGTCCAGCTCTTCGCGCATACGGGTTACGCCCTCGGCTTTCTCGCTGGCGTTCTTGAGCGCGAATTCTGCATCGTTCTCTTGGCGGTAGGTCAGATCGTCGTACAGGCCGAGGAACACGTCGGCTGAGAAGCCGAGTTGCGACAGGGCTTTTTTGGTGGCGTCGGTGAGGGACTTTTTCGGCGCTTCGCCGTCGCTAAAAAGCCTGCCGTTGTGCGTTGCGTAGATGTAAGGTGTGCAACCGTAAGAGATTACGTCGCCAGTTTTACCGCCGTGCTTGTACCACAGACGGATTTTCACGGTGTGGTTTACTTCGCACAGAAAACCGCCGACACCGTTCGGGATGATCTCTTGAATGGTGCTCCCGTCCTGCTGCCGTACCGGGCGTAGGATTGGGGCGCCATTGTCGAAACGCTCCTCGATGATTTCTACGCCCCAGTTAATGCCCTGCGGCCCGAATACTTTGGTGGCCTGCATCACCATGTAGGTGCCGTTGATCGATGTGCCGCCACCGTTATTGCTGAATGCCTTGGTAAACTTGGCGTCGGTCTTATAAACGCGGTTCCAAATGCCGAGGTTGTCGCCATCCTCTGCCGATTGCTCAGCGATAACCAGCTCAACCTGCGCGGCGCGCTGCTGGAAATCATCTAGTTTAAAAGGTGGTGATGGCAGAGCGGCGTTTTCTTCTGCCTGCTGCAGCTGCGGGGATTTCTCCGCCGGTGCGTTGGCGTAAACGCCATAGCCCATCTGATCCAGTTGCTGCTTGGCCTGCGCCGCCGCGGCTTCGGTAACTTGCTGCTGCGCTACTTCCGTTTTTTCACCCTGATTTGAGGAGGAAAATTGCGCCGTGTCTGGATCCGCATGCTGCTGCTCACTGCTGCCGATCAGACCTTCGATAGAGAAGCGGCCTCCGCCGAGATTTTCCACTGATACCGGTGGTGGGTTCTTGCCGTAGGAATCCAGCTCTGGGCATGCAGTGTGACCAGCAAGACGGGATTTCACAAAGTGCAGGCGTTCTGCATCGTCGCTGATCAGCTTGAGGTTTTTCAGGCCGTCGGAAATGATGCCGTGGCGCACGTCCGTTTCGACGTTGAGAATGCCGACGATCACACGCAGCGTTTTGTCCCACGCGCGCCAAGCGTTATCGCGGTTTGCGATAATCTCTTTGGCGTTCTTCACGTCAGCCGCTTTTGCCTCTGCAGGATTAACGCCCATGATCGATAACGCTGTGTGCATGCTCAGGGTGTTGTAGTCGGACGCGCCGCCGGCATTGTCGGTGCTGGTGCTGGTGCTGGTGCTGGTGCTGGTGCTGGTGCTGGTGCTGGTGCTGTTCTGTGTGAGGTTTTCGCGATCGTCAGGCTTGTCGACCCAGGCCTGCGCGAATGCGGTGGTGGCTTCTTCGGTCGGCATGGCAGTAGTGTTTTGGAACAGCGCTGAAACCAATTTATAGACGGATGCGGGGTACATGGCGCCGACAGCGGGAACCGATACTAGCCCGTCGATCACCGCGCGCATGCCGGTATCATCTGGCGTTTCCTCGTCATTGAGCAAATCCACAACCAGCGATAACTGGCTATTATCGATCTCAGCATCACCGTACATAACAACGGCGGCGATCCGAACGTTGGCAGGTTGCGCCATCAGGTCGATAGGCCCGGCCGGCAATTCTGGCTCTGGCTCTTTTGGCGTCCACGCGTTGCCGTCGAACACGTTCTCAGCAGCAAACTTTTCATCGAACTGACCGACAGCCGGGCGAGGGTGGCCGGTTTGGTCTTCGACAGTTTTCGGATTGAAGAAGTTGTCGCCGCCCTCCGGGTAGGCTTCATACAGTTTGCCGGTGGCGATGCTTTCGGCCGCGCGCTTGTTTGGCGCTTCCAAAGCGATCACCAGCGGCACGGCGCCGTTAACCTGAGCCTTTTTCTTAGGCTCAAAAAGTGAAATGTAGATAGGCATTTTTGGTCTTTCCTCTGTTAAAAATCGGCGCTGGTCAGGCGCCGGGGTGGGTTAAAACTTCTCGCGCGCTACGGCTTTCACGTTGTCGCAATACCAGCTGTAAAGCTCACGCTGGCGCTGCTGCAGGGTGTCCGGCGTCGCCATCATTACGGCCATCAGCAGGCGGTCGCGGGTGTCGGCGGCGGTGCCGTCGATGTGGGTGAAAACTTCGATCGCCTCGTCGGAATAGCCGTGCGTCGCCGCGGCTTCGAATTGGTCGCGCTGCCCGGCCTCTTCATGGCGTTGCCACAGCGCCAGCTCGGCGCTCAGATTGTGGGTTTCGATATCCATGGCCACGCCCTCAGTACGGCAGTTCGTCGGCTTCGATAGGGCAGTGCTCAATGCAAAGCAGCTGCTGCACCTGATCGTCGATCTCGGCAATGCGTTTGTAAGTGGCGTCGGCCAGACGGGCTTTTTCCAGCTGCAACGCCTCAACCTGTTTCCCGATGATGTCGATCGGCTCAGGCTGGTTAACGTCGATATGGATTTGGCGGGTTTCCAGCAGAACGTAACCACGGAAAGAAGTCATATCAGCGGTGGAGACCGCGAAACCCTCGGTCAGTGGGAAGGTTGTTGCATGGATAAACAGCGTGACGGGTATCTGTAGTGCTTTCATAGCGACTCCTGATATACTGCTTGCTGATCAGTAGCGCAAGCAGCTGGTCTTTCCTCTGCGTAGGGTTGGTCCCCTGCGCAACCTGATGATTGGGTTGGTCCCCTTTCATCCATCTCCCCGAGATGTAAACCCGGGGTAATTAGCCCGCCTTGTGCGGGCTTTTTACTGCCTAAAATTTGGTGCCGGTCTTTCCCGGCTGTCAGGCTGGTCAGGCCCTTGGTCTTTCCTCGATTGCCGCGTTAAAAAATGCCCCAAGGCTCGGGGCCAAATCTCACACAGCATGGTCTTTCGGGTTGTGGTGGCCGAGAACAACGCCCCGAAGTTACGACCACCACGTTTAAATCCTCTGCCGCGTATCGCCCGGCTGGCGGAACATTTCTGAACAACCGCTGCAGTGTTAGTGCGCTGTTGATGGGAATTAGCTTAACTAAAGGTAAGTTGTTGGTCAATGAAAATTACTTGCAAAAAGTTAAGCTTCTGCATCGCATGGAGTAACTATCTGATATTTATATTATTTTTTCTTTGAGTTTTTTCTTGCAGTCAAAAGCTCTTCAAAAAGAGCATTGAAGTCGTTGACCTTGGCCTCTAGATCAGCCAAGTGACGATCTTTCTCTGATTCAGGAAGAGAATCAAATAGTTCGATGAGCTTTGTTTGTCGCTCGTCAAGCTCTACAGGCAGCTGATCGGCAGGGAGTGGGGTTTGATCTTCATCACCGTAAAGCAACCAGGTAGGAGTACAGCGTAGAGCCTTAGACAACAGAAAAAGGTTTTTGCCTTTCGGTTCAGTGTCTCCGTTCTCCCATTTAAAAACTGTGACGTGAGAAACCTTCACAGCGTCAGCTAGTCGCTGCTGTGAAATGTCCAGTTCTGTCCTGCGCATTTTCATGCGGTCGCTTAATGAGGTCATTTTCATCCAGTTACTATAAATTAATTTGACTTAGCTTTTGTTAAGTTGTAATTTTCAAACAAATGTTAATAACGGGAGGCAAGAATGCTTACTGAAGACGCAGTTAAATTCTTCGGAAATAAAACCAAACTCGCTGAAGCCGCGGGTGTTTCGCAGGCTTCAGTATCGCGTTGGGGGAAGCAAATTCCCGAACGACGCGCTGCTCGTTTAGATCGCTTAACTGATGGTGAGCTGTCTTACGACCCCGCGGCATACCAGCACCCGAAATCAACGGATGCAGCTTAACAACCAACCCCACCGAAATCCGATTAAGCAAAATTGGTTTTCGAGCGACAGGAGACGCGAAGTGGAAAACATCGAGAAACTGAAAAACGAGATCGTGAGCTGGGCGGCGGAGCAGGGGCAGGAACACGTTGCCATCGAGATCACGCGCGCATGGTTCCTGCTCGGCGCCGACGGTGGCCGGGTTCGTCTGTATCCGATCGAGGATGAAACCGGCGCCGCCGACTGGCGAGCGATCAACACCAACCGACAGGCGATATTTCGCCACATGCGCAGCGAGTCGAAAGCCGCGCGTGAGAAGGTGCGGGAACTGGCCGACGCTATGCTCGCCGCGCTGCCGGCGGAACGGCGTGCCCGACTGGCTGGCCCGACTCAACAGTATTTGCTTTCGGTGGCCATCCGTGAATTTGCCGCCGCGATTATCGCAATCCTGCTTGGCGCATGTGACACGCCGCAGCGCATTGCCGGCGCACTTGTCGCCTTGCAGGAAACCCAGCGCCTGACCAGCGCCGCGTAAAACTTTGTACCGAGGAAAGACCAATGCAAGCCAACCACATCACATACCGGAACGGCTGGCGCCTGAATGGCATGCCCGCCGACGCCGCAGATATCAGACCGATATTTGAAGATCGCCAGGCTGCCGCGCATGCCGTCTGGGAACAATACGAGCAGGGCAAGGCCGCGCTGCGTGAAGAAAACTTATCGCCGGAGCAGTACCAGGACGCGTGCCGCCAGCTTGCAGACTCGCTGGGGATCTGATCATGAGCATGGAACTGATGGTACGGGCCATGAAAATCAAAGTCGGCAACCCCCTGCGCAAATTAGTGCTGCTGAAACTTGCAGACAACGCCAGCGATCAGGGTGAGTGCTGGCCATCGGTGCCGTATATCGCCGAGCAGTGCGAAATCTCCGAGCGCTCGGTGCAAAATCACATTCAACAACTGGTCAAAGATGGGCTGGTGCGCATCGAAAAACGCCTGGCGGAGAACGGACTTAATCGCTCAAATGTTTACCACATCACCTTATCCGGCAGTGGTGCAAATCCTGCACCCTATGGTGCATCTCCTGCACCAGGTGGTGAATCTCCTGCACCAGGGGGTGGTGCAGCTCCTGCACCCAGAATCAGTCAGTCTTTTGAACCAGTCAATGAATCACCCCCTAACCCCCAGGAGGGGGACGACGCTGGCGCGCCGGATAAGTCAAAAATTAAATATCAGGATGTGGCGGACGCCTACAACGAAATCCTGGGTGATCGTCTGCCGAAGGTGCAGGAGCTGAACGACAAGCGCAAACGCCAAATCAAGCGCCTACTGGGTGAGCTGCATGAACCGACCCTTGACGCGGTGAAAGCCTACCTTGAGACGTTCGCCGACACTGCCGGGCCGTTTTACTTCGGCGACAACAACCGCGGCTGGCGTGCCGGATTCGATTACCTGCTCCGTTCCGAAGTGCTGGTTAAAACCCGCGAGGGTTCGCTATGACGCCGCAGGAGATGGAAGCGACGGTTCTGAGCGGCTTGCTCGTTGGCGGTGCTACGCCTGACGCGCTGGACGTAATTGCGACCATGCCCGAGGACGCTTTCAGCATCCGGTTTTACCGCGAGGCTTACCGGGAAATTAAGAAACAGGCGCTGACGCATGGCGTGATCGACGTGGTGCTGATCAGCGAGTCACTCGGTGGCGATAGCCTGGCGTCGCTGGTGCAAATCAGTCGCATGCCCGGCACGCTGGCCAACCTGAAAGGCTTCGCGACGCTGGCAACCAAGGGCTGGCGCAGCCGACAAATGGCCACGCTGCTGCAGGATGGCGCCGATAGCATTCGCAACGCCAGAAACCAAGAACAGCGCGACGCAGCGATCCAGTCGTCCGTAACCAAGCTGATCGAAATGTCTGCCGATACCGGCGGCGTGGTGCCGGTGCACCTGGGTGAGCTGCTTGGCGGTTACATGGATTTGATGGATCGCCGCATGAAGGGCGACGCCGAAATGCGCAACCTGTACAGCGGGATTGCTGAGCTGGATGCGATCACCGGAGGCTGGAACCCGCAGGATCTGATTGTGGTCGCCGGCCGCCCGGGCATGGGTAAAACCGAATTCGCGTTGAAGGTGATCGAGGGCGCTACGCGCGACGGTGGCGGGGCGCTGATATTCAGCATGGAAATGGCAGCGCTGCAGATGGTTGAGCGCTCCGTCGCCGGGGCCGGAAACCTGTCCGTGTCGAAGCTGCGCAAGCCGGAATCGCTGTGCGACGAGGATTGGGGCCGGATACACACGGCGCTCGAGGTGCTGAATAACCGAGATATCTGGATCGTTGACGCAACCGATCTGAACGTTGACCAGATCCGCGCAATCACCGAAACCCACAAACGCCGCTATCCGCATCTGGCCGTCGCCATGGTCGATTACCTTGGCCTGATCGCCAAGCCCAAAGCGGAGCGCAATGATCTGGCCATGGGCCATATTTCCCGCAGCCTGAAAACCATGGCCATGCGGAGCAAAACGCCGGTGCTGGCGCTGAGCCAGTTATCGCGAAAAGTTGATGATCGCCCGGTCACTGCTCGGCGACCGACAATGTCCGACCTCAGCGAATCCGGCAAGGTTGAGCAGGACGCCGACAGCATTGTCTTGCTGTACCGCGACGGGGTTTATAACCCGGAAGGCCCGGCGGCGCGCTACGCAGAAATCATCGTTGGTAAAAACCGATTCGGCCCCGGCGGCACGGTTTATCAGGAGTTTAAAAACGGCCACTTCGTCGCCTGCGATCAGGTAGTGGCACAGGAAGCAACCCGCATCCAGAAGGAGGCACAGCAACCCAAACCGAAAGAACGACGTTACGCGACAAAACCATTTTAACCGGCGCCTGACCAGCGCTTGAACGACCAAAACGAGGAAAGACCATGAGCACTATCAACGAAATGATCCGCGATAAGCGGTTTGTGATGGATGACGGCTGCGATCACCTGCCGGCCATCATGGACAGAATCAACCAGGCGGCCCGCGCCCGTTCCCGCGCGCCGTACTGCCCACCGCCAAAACCCCAGCGCGTCGCCCGGCCGGCAGCCGAATCCGGCCCGATCGTCAAAATCGGTGACCGTATCAGCTACGGCCGCCGGGTGATGACCGGTATCTACGAGCTGCAGCGCCTGGGGCGCTCTCCCGAAAGCATCGCGCTGATGCTCCGCATGCCCCTCGATCGGGTACTGCACATCCTGAAGCCTCTAACGGCCGTACGCCGCGAAATACAGAAAAGCGTGGCAAGTGGGTTACCCCCACGGGAAAAAGACGTCATGCGCCGTCTGGCGGCCGAATCGAGGGCATAAATCATGGCCGGGCAATCGGACTATCTACCGCCCGGCCTGCCATTCAATCGAGGCGCCTGGACGCAGGAACAACGCGATTTAGAGCAGTTCGACCTGCGCGCCTGTGGCATGGTCCGCGATTTATTCGCGCGGAAGATCACCCGCACAAAGGTGCTGGTGGCGATTGAAGAGGCGCCGGAGCAATACCGGGAACATTTAAGGGCGCGCTTGAATTACTGGCGTGATCGCAGAGAGGGGAAGGGATAATGACACATTTTAAAGGTTGGGCGATCAACAACCCGTGGGCGGCGCTGTTCTATGCATGCGCGATTTTCTGGGTTGTTGTTGCGGCGACGGTCGTGCTGGTGGTGCTGGTATGACGGAAATCAAATCACCAGCGTTGCGTTATCATGGCGCTAAATTCCGCCTGGCACCATGGATTATTGAGCACTTGCCAGACCACACCTGTTACGTTGAACCATTTGGTGGCGCAGCTGGCGTATTGCTGAGGAAAAAACGCAGTTACTCAGAGGTTTACAACGATATTGATGGGGATGTGGTGAACTTATTCAAAGTGTTACGCGATCCTGCCAATAATGCTCGCTTACGCGCACTTTGCGCATTGACCCCTTATAGCAGAGATGAGTTCAACGCCGCTTACGAACCAACAGAAAATCCGATAGAGAGAGCCCGACGGATGGTGGTTAGAGCCTGCATGGGGTTTGGCTCCGCCGCAGCTGTGGGCGGGCAATCGGGATTCCGCAGCGATAGTAAGCGTCAGTATGCGACTGCATCTCATCTCTGGGCAAGCTACCCCGACAATCTGGCAGCAGTAGGGCAAAGGTTTAGTGGTGTGATCATAGAAAACAGGCCTGCAGTTGACGTGATAAAGGCGCATGATTCTGAAAAGACGGTGTTCTTTATAGACCCTCCATATCTACCAGAAACCAGAGTTCAGCGTAATCGGTACTACCGCTTTGAAATGGATAAGGCTGAACACCACATGTTATTGAATGCGATTCTAAAGATTAATGGAATGGTTTTGATTTCTGGCTACGACTCCGAGCTTTATAACGACTTGTTAAGAGGGTGGCGTAAGGTAAAAAAAACAGCGAGAATAAGTGCTGGAAGAGGTACTAAAACTAGAACCGAATGCTTGTGGATTAGTCCAAACTCAGCGTGATATTTTTTGGATTAATTTCTTTGTGAATTATTAGTTGGTTTATTAATTCGAGGGCATCTACAGCATCATGATTTGTATGCAAAGGCTATGGAGGCATTATGAGTTCAAAGGCAAAGAAAATAGATAACACAGAACAAGATGATAGCACAAATAATGTTTGTGGGATAATTATGCCGATAGCGGATACTCCGACGTATCCTAAAGGACATTGGACAGATGTGTATAATATTTTAAGTGAAGCAGCTAGTAGCGCTGGTTTTGAACCAAATATGGTAAGTTTTGATGATGATGTAAGTGTAATTCAAAAGCGAATAGTTCAAAATATTTATAATAATCCAATAGTTGTATGCGATATAAGCGCTCGCAATGCCAATGTGATGTTTGAACTTGGTATGAGACTAGCATTTGATAAACCTACCGTAATAGTCAAAGATGAGAAAACACCGTATTCCTTTGATATTTCATCTATAGAGCATCTCGAATATCCGAGTGATTTACGATATCAAGCTATAAATGACTTTAAGGAAAAACTAGCCGGGAAAATACAAGAAACCCACAAAAGGGCTACGACCGATCCTGAATACACCACATTCTTAAAACACTTTGGAACATTCAAGGTTGCGAAGTTAGATGAAAAAGAGGTGGGGGTTAACGAGATTTTCCTGGAGGAACTTAAAGAGATAAAAAGGGCTTTAAATAGTGCTATTAAAAATGATAATAATATCGGGTATGTAAAGAATAATTCTTCCACTAGACTGATTATAAATGAGCGTGACTTTAAACCAACCACTAAATACTTCTATAAGTTCAGAGAGCCTAATCTTGGAAATAGATTTGATGAGTTCGTTAATATAATTGAAAGGTTTGATCGTGCACACGCGATGGGGTTTATTGGCGCGGATAAGATTAATGGCGATTCGGCTACAGTGTTCTACAATCGCCCTCAAGATGAGAAGTTATTAGAAAACATGCGAATGGAAGTGGCTCAATATTTTGCATAAGCGAGCTTGAACCGCGCGAGCTGTATAAAGCAAATGACTTCCCGCGTAGCTACATCATCGGTCAGGATATTGACGGCACCCGCTGGCCTAAATCGTAGCAGGTTGCAGGTTGCGCGTTGTGGTAACTCTGTACCGCCGCCGTTCGCGGAGGTGCTAACGAGGGTAAATATACCGCAATATTGTGTTTGGGAAATGGCAGCCTAATATCATCGGTGGCACTTACTGAGTGCCACAGGATGTGTACTCAAGTAATATCGTGCCAACACAAATAACAGGAGATAATGTGGATTCGTATCTTTCATATCAATCATTGGTTGCCGCTAGAGAAACAGCTGATTGGGCCTTTTTGTCAATGATTGGAACCTGGTTTTCTGGAGTGGCAACATTTTTGGCCGTGTGTGTGTCACTTCATCTGGGATTAAAGAAACCAAAAGCTCGCATCAGTTGTAGAGTTGGAGAGTCAGTAACTTTTACTGGTCCGTATCAAACGAAAGGCGTATCTATTGTTATTACTAATCTAGCTTTGAATACAGTAAAAATCACATCTATAAATTGGGTCTTTAAAAAAGATATTTCGTTTTTCCAGCCATTTAACTCCCCTAGATCTATGCAACTCCCACAGAAACTGGATTACGGAGAGCAGGCAGTTTTCTGGATAGATTTAGATGGTAATTCTGAATGGATAGAAAAAATAGCCAAAGGATTAAAAGAGCAGGGAGGAAAAACCAAAGATTTTAGATGCGAGGTGAGCGTTACAACTGGTGAAAGCTTTACCTTCGAGATAAGTAAGTCGCTCATGAATAAAATTGAAGAAAACTACTTGAAAGCTTCCCAATAAAACGAGATTTTTCTTCCTCTAGAAACCACCTCATACGGTGGTTTTTCACATTCTAGCTAGAACCCACTGTTGGATGTGGTGGATTTTGCTCACACGTCACACAAAAACACTGTGCGTATGAACAGTATTTTTGTGCCATAATCCTCCCGTGAGATTTGTTGTGCCGGGGAGTAAGCAAAGAGTGATTATAGAACAAGACATTATAAACAATTTACCATACGACGGCCGCGTGCTGCTGAGGTGCGAGGGCGGTCGAGTAACGAGCGCGCGAAAACTTCGAGATAATGAGCACGTAGCATCACTTAACGCGTTGATTGATTTGGAAAAATCAGCAGGTTATTCGGTTGTAAGGCCTGATGGAAACGCGCTATAATTAACTGGCTGGACTGAACACCCAGCCCGTTCGAATTCTGAGCAACTGCTGCGCCACCGGAGAGCACCCAATGGCGCAGTATTCTTTTGTAAAATCCGCAGGAAATTTGTTAGTGCCGGCCACTCCGGACGCGATCGAATTCCTGAAAACCAAAGTGAAGATCGGCGCAGTCCTGTATGCCGATTTTAGCCAGGCTCGCAACCCGGCATTTCACCGTAAATATTTCTCCCTGCTGAATCTCGGCTTCCAATATTGGGAACCGACCGGCGGCGCAATATCGCCGACCGACAAAGAGCTGGTCACCGGTTACGTGAAATTCCTTGCGTATTACGCCGGGAACGAAAGCACGTTGCAGGCAGCCGCCGACGAATATCTGCAGGATGTGGCAGAAAAGCGCGCTGGGAATATCAGCGCCGCAAAATCGTTCGAGGCATTCCGCGCCTGGGTAACGATCCAATCTGGCCATTACACCGCATACCAGATGCCGGATGGCAGCGAGCGCAAAGAACCCCGCAGCGTATCGTTCGCAAAGATGGACGATATCGAGTTCGCCCAGCTCTACAAAGCCACTATCGACGTGCTCTGGAATTTCATTCTGTTCCGCGCGTTCCCAAATCAGCAGGCTGCAGAAAACGCCGCCTCCCAACTGCTCAGCTACACGGCATAGGGGGGGGAACCATGGCGACCAAAGACGAAAAACAATGGTTATCCGACGTGGCAGATCTTGGCTGCGTCGTCTGCCGCAATCTGGGTTACGGCTCATCCCCTGCAGAAATACACCATATCCGCACAGGACAGGGAACAGCACAGCGCGCCACTCATAAGCAAACCCTCCCATTATGCCCACCGCATCACCGCACTGGCGGCCACGGTGTAGCCGTACACGCAGGAAGGAAAACATGGGAGAAAAATTACGGCACTGAGCTGGAATTGCTCGATCAGGTTAATCGGGAAGTGGAGGAATTGCGCGAATGCAGAATTTAATCCTATCCCTGAGACCAGCAGGAAATAGCGAAAAGTCACAGGGCGCCCAGCGGTGGAAAAGAACAAAATCCTGTTTGGCCCATCTTCTCGCAATGGCCGGCGGCGCGTTTTTCCCTCTCTATGCTCGCGCACGCGCGCGTTTAGGGGGCTGATCATGCCTCTCGTCGCAACATTCCGCACCGACTGGTTTCGCGTAATTACCGATATCAACCGCACCCGCATGGCAACGCAGAGCATCGCCGAGGAATTGGGCGTGTCGAAATCTGCCGTTCTCGGCTGGAAGTCGGGATCTGAACCGCGTCACGGCGACGGGGAAGCGCTGATCGCTCTCTGGTGCCAGGCGACGGGCTCAGACCGTAGCAACCTGCCGACCGTACTTTACCGGCAATGGTGGACATTTAAGCGCCCGGTAATTGGTCGGGAATCCGACCGCAAGCAGGGCAGACAATGAGCGCTCATCAACCCAAGGAGTAAACGCAATGGCTCGACCACGTAAAAATCTCGAGGTGCCTGGACAGGAAAACCAACAGCCGAAAGAAAACGCCACTGACGCGGTGCTGTTGAATTCTGTCGTGCAACAACCAGCAAACACGCCTGAACAGCTGAACGACGCCACCGCTGGCGCAACGGTGATTACCGCAGGCGATGACAAATCGGCGATTGTGCAGCAGCGCGTCGCAAAGCTGCTCGACGGCGCAGCACTGGAAGAGCGCAACGCGATTCTTTCCGGGCTAAACGAGCAGGGCGCCGCCGTTATCGCTCGATTTGAGGCGCTGGAGTTCCTTGACGCTGACGATCGCAGCCTGACCGACAATCTCGAATTCCTCACCTTGGTGAAGAAGGCCACCGATGTGACTACCGGCAGCGCTGGCCCGATGGTGACGAACGAAGAGGGCAAGAAGCAGCCAGCACCGGGCAAACCTGTTTTAACCGAACACGGCTGGCACGTACCAGGCTAAGGAAATCGCGATGTGTGGATCGACACCGAAAGTTGTTCAGAGCGACCCGCAGGCCGAGGCAGACGCGGCAGCCGACGCTGCGGCTAAAGCCTCAAACGCCGACGCGGCAAGCCGCAAGAAGCGCAAAAAGGGCTCGTCATTGCTGGCCAGTGGCGCACAGGGCGCGGCCGACTCCGGCGACTCGCTGCTCGCAAGCGGTGCGCAGGGCAAACCAACGCTGGGAGCGTGATTGATGGACGACACCGCCGCAAGGCTGATTAAACGCGTGAACACGCTCAAAGCCACCCGCCAGATGCATGAAAGCGTCTGGCGGGAGTGCTACGACTACACGTACCCGCTGCGCGGCGCTGGCTTTTCGTCTGAGGTGCTGGACGCTCAGAGCGCGAAGCACAAGGTGGCCAAGCTGTTGGACGGCACGGCGACCGATAGCTCGCGCATGCTGGCGTCCGCTCTCATGTCCGGCATGACGCCGGCAAACGCGCAGTGGCTGAATCTCGACAGCGAATCCCTGCCGGACGATGCCAAAGCGTGGCTTTCTACCTGCGCAACGCTGGTGTGGGAAAACATCCACGCGGCCAACTTCGACGCCGAGGGCTACGAGGCAAATCTCGATGTTGTGTGCGCCGGCTGGTTTGTGCTGTACGTCGATGAAGACCGGGACGAGGGCGGCTATTCATTCCAGCAGTGGCCGCTGGCGCAGTGCTACGTTGCATCGACCCGCAAGGATGGCATCGTCGATACGATCTTCCGCTGCTACCAGCTGACCGCCGAGCAGGCGATCGCCGAGTTTGGCCAAGATGCTGTAAGTGAGAAGATCCGCGACGCCGCCAAGAAAAAGCCAGACGACAAATTTGATTTTCTGCACGCGATTTTCCCGCGCACGAATTACATGGTTAACGCGCGCCTGGCTAAAAACCTGCGCTTCGCGTCGTACAACATCGATGTGACCGCAAAAAAAGTGGTGCGCGAATCCGGCTATCACGAATTTCCGTGCTGCGTGCCGCGCTGGATGAAAATCCCCGGCGGTTCGTACGGCATCGGCCCGGTTTATGACGCGCTGCCGGACTGCAAGGAGCTGAACGAAACCAAACGCATGGAGAAAGCCGCGCAGGACTTGGCGATTTCCGGCATGTGGATCGCCGAGGATGACGGCGTGCTTAACCCTCGCACGGTGAAGGTGGGGCCGCGTCGCATCATTGTGGCCAACAGCGTCGACAGCATGAAACCGCTACTGACCGGCTCAGACTTCAACGTCGCATTCACCGCTGAGGAACGTCTGCAGGCGTCAATCCGTAAGATCATGATGGCCGACCAGCTGCAGCCGCAGGACGGCCCGGCCATGACTGCCACCGAGGTGCATGTGCGCGTCGCGCTGATCCGCCAGTTGCTGGGACCGGTATACGGACGATTCCAGGCGGAATACCTGCAGCCGCTGGTAGAGCGCTGTTTCGGTATCGCGTTCCGCGCTGGCGTGTTCCCTGAGCCGCCGGAGAGCATGAACGCCGCCAACTTCAACGTGCGTTATATCTCGCCGCTGGCGCGAGCGCAGAAGCTAGAGGACGTCACGGCGATTGAGCGTTACGCCCAGAACGTTATGCAGCTGGTGCAGGTTTACCCGGACATTATCGACAACATGGACAGCGACGAAGCAAGCCGCGTTGTCGGCGAGGCGCTGGGGGTACCAGCCAAGGTTATGCGCTCGTCGGCGGACGTGTCCACGCTGCGCGACCAGCGAGCTAAGGCACAGCAACAACAGCAGCAACAGGCTCTGCTGATGCAGGCCGGCCAGCAGGCGGCAGGCGCTGCGGGACAGAGTGCTGGTGAAGCAATTGGCCAACAACTGGCGGGGGGCTGATGGGCATCAAGAAAGTTTCGCCACTGGATTACAAGCGGCTGTTTGAAGAGACGGCTGGCGGCGCCGAGGTGCTGGACGAATTAACCCGGCGCTTCGGTGGATCAATTTTTGTGAAGGGCGGCCCAGAGGGCGACCGCCAAACCTGTTTTAAGGCCGGGCAACGTGACGTGCTCGATTTCATTTTGCGCCAGCTTAATCTGGCAGACGGAGTAAACGACGATGTGGAAGCTTAAACACCTTTTCATGAACGCAGATGCAGGCGCTGACGCTGGGGGTAATGGTGATGCAGATAAACCAGATACTGGTGATGCTGGCGGCAATTCTCTGCTCAGCACCGGCGCCACAGACCAGGCGGCCGAGGGTGATTTTATTCCTGAGAAGTACCGCACCAGCGGCGCTGACGGAAAATTTAACCTGCAAGACTCGGCGCGCAAGCTGGCGGATGCGTATTCGCACCTCTCCAAGCGCTTCGGCAGCGGCGACGTTCCGCCGAAAACTGTCGAAGAATATTCCCCGAAGGTAGAGGCCGAGGGCTTCAAGTGGGACGAATTCAAGGCTGACCCTGAGATGCAGGGATTCCTCAAGGCGGCACACGCCAAGGGCATCACCAACGATCAGATGGGCTTCATCCTCGGCGAGTACATGAGCCGCGCGCCGGCGCTGGTGGGCGGTGCTGCTGAGTTGGATCAAGAGGAGGCGGCTACCGAGCTGCGCGGAACGTGGAAAACCGATGCGGAATTCCAGAAAAATATCGGGCTGGCGCACCGCGCGTTTATGTCGCTGGCCGACCCTGCTGACAAAGGCAAGATGGACGAAATCGGCAACAACCCGATGGTGATCCGCATGCTTGCGAAAATTGGCGCAGAGATGGGTGAGGATGTGCCAGTGCCTGGCGACATCAACCCAGAGGAGCAGCAGGCGATCCGCGACTTGATGAAGTCAGAGGCATACACCAACCCGAAACACGCCGACCACGAACGCGTCTCTGCGCAGGTAAAAGCGTTCTATCAGAAAACCTACGGCGACCAAGCTGTCGCATAATCCGAGGAAAGACCAATGACCGACAAAGAAATCGAGCAGGAAATTCAAGCCAAAGGCAAAACCGCGCCCCGCATAACGCCTGACCATATCGAGAGCATTATCAGCGACTGTTATTACTTTACTGCGCAAGACGGGTTAATGACTGCAAATCCTGACGCAGCGCAATACTCACCAAAGTCTCTTGATCTGCTTACCTTCTGCGTACTGGTACTGAAAAACGGGTTCACAGTCACCGGCGAAAGCGCCTGCGCCAGCCCGGAGAACTTCGACGCCGAGATTGGCCGCAAGATCGCCCGCGACAACGCCGTGCAAAAAATCTGGGCGCTGGAAGGTTACCTGCTGAAACAGCGCATGCATGATGACGCGCACTTGCGTGAACTTCTGCATCAGAAAGAGTAACAGCCGCCACACAACACCAAGCGCCAGCCTAACCGCTGGCGTTTTCATTTGGTCGGGATTCCGACCGCGTAACCGCAACAAAATCACTCCAACAGCCCGGCGTGGTAGCCGGATACCTGATTCCCCGCTGCCCGTAAGCGCCAACCGGCCAGCGTTGAACCGAGCCGGGAAACCGATACCTCGCAGGCGATAATCTTTGGAGTGATAAAAAATGGCTTTTGATCCGAACAAGAACATGATTACCGCCGCCTTTGTGCAGCAGTTCCATGATTCTTTCGAAATCGCATCGCAGCAGAAGGACTCGCGCCTGCAGGCTGCCGTACACGATCGCGGGATGATTACCGGCGCGTCGTTCACCATCAACGATATGGGCACCATCGAAATGAACCCAATCACCGAGCGCTTTGGCGATACGGTTTGGGATCTTCCTGAAGCGGGTACCCGTAACGCACTGATGGCGGATTACGGCGTGTTCGTGCCGGTGGAAAAACGCGACCTGCGCAAGCTGATCGCCGACCCGCAGGGGCCATATCTGCAGCTGACCCTGGCGGCCGCGAACCGCAAAAAGGACGACGTGATTTATCGCGCGTTGCTGGATACCGTCCTGCGCAAAACCTCGAACACTGGCGCCTACGCTCCTGTGGCGCTGCCGGCGTCTCAGAAGATTGTGGCCGGCGGTACCGGCATGACCAAGGCCAAGCTGATCGCCGCCAAGGCCATGTTCCGCCGCAACGAGTGTGACGAGCAGAACGGCGAAGAGCTGTTTATCACGTACAACGCCGACATGCTCACGCAGATCCTGAGCGACACCACACTGACCAGTGCCGACTTTATGGCGGTGAAAATGCTGCAGGAAGGTACAGTGTCCGGCAACTGGTTGGGCTTCAAGTGGTTGGCATACGAAAAACTGGACTCGGCCAGCGCTGGCGATCCGGCTGTCACCACCAAGACCGCCGCCGCCTGGTGCAAGTCCGCGGTGCATTTCGGTACCGGTGCAGAGTACAACACCGATATCGGCCCGCGCCGCGACAAGAACAACACCATTCAGATTTCTGTCGATGCGTCCTATGGCGCCGGCCGCGCAGCCGAAAACAAGGTTGTCTCGATCGACTTCACCGCTTAATGCCAGCGCTCCCTTGCCGGGGGTAACACCCCGGCCTTTTTTATCAGGTGATCTATGGCTAACAACTTCGCGATCAGCATCTGTTCAAATGCACTGCTTGCCCTCGGTGCGCACCCAATCAACAGTTTTGACGAGAACAACGAGCACGCCCGCCTTTGCTCAAATATTTATCCCACCGTTCGTAACGACCTGCTGCGAAAACATCCGTGGAATTGCGCAGTAAAGCGCGTCGTGCTCTCACCGAGCAGCACCGCACCGGCGTTCGGTTTTTCGTTTCAGTTCCCGTTACCGGGTGACCTGCTGCGCATCCTTTCGGTGGGTGAAGCCTGGGACGATATCCCGTATCGAATCGAGGGGAAGAAGCTGCTGGCTAACCAGAGCGTGATCAGGCTGCGCTACATCTTCCGCAACGAGGATGAATCAACCTGGGACGCCGCGCTGGTGAATCTTGCCGAAGCCACTATGGCGGCAAAGCTTGCCTACGCTGTTACGGCCTCAGCCAGTCTGCGCGACAGCCTGACGCAAGAGGCTGCGTATTTGCTGCGCCAAGCCAAAGCCATTGATGGCCAGGAAGATCCGCCGGAAGAGCTGGGCGGCTATCCCACATACGAATCGAGGTTCTGACCGTGCGCGCTAACCTGATAAAAACCAATTTCACGGCAGGCGAGATTTCACCGCGCCTGATGGGCCGCGTTGATATTTCTCGGTACGCCAACGGCGCCAAGCAGATCGAGAACGCGGTTTGCGTGGTGCAGGGTGGCGTTATGCGTCGCCCCGGCACCCGCTATGCAGCAGCGGCCAAATATGGCGACCGTAACGCACGGTTGATCCCCTACGTTTTCAACCGCTCTCAGGCGTACGTGCTGGAGTTTGGCGACGGCTACATGCGGATTTTCCAAAACGGCGCGCAGCTGGTGAACGACGATAATACCCCGTATGAAATCGCCAGCCCGTACAGCTCCGCCATGCTGCCGGCCGTGAATTACGTTCAGGGTGCCGACACCATGTTTTTGGTGCACCAGGGCGTGAAACCTCACCGACTGCAGCGGCGCGGGCAACTTGATTGGGTGCTCGAGCCTTGCCCGTTTATTGTTGAGCCGTTCGACGAAATCCGCGACACGCCGGAAAAGTGGTGCAAGCCTTCGGTCAAAGAGTTCGTTGGTTCAGAAATCACGCTGACACTGAGCGACGAAGAGCCGCCAGAGGATGGAGACGGCGATCTTACTGGCGATGGCTGGGTGGCGGAGGATGTCGGCTCATACGTCCGCATTAACAGCGGGCTGGTGCTGATTAAAAGCGTGACCAGCGCGCAAAAAGCCGTGGGCGTTATCCGCACAGACCTCACAGCCACACAGGCAGCGTCGCCGGGGGCGTGGACGCGCGAGGATACGGTATGGACGGACGAATTTGGCTACCCCGGCGCCGTGACGCTGTATCAACAGCGCCTCGTTCTGGCCGGATCGATACGGTACCCACAAACCATCTGGTTCAGCGAAACCAGCGTTTATTTGTCGTTCGAGCTGGGTACTGACGACGACAAGGCGATCAGTTTTACGCTGTCTTCCGACCAGCTCAATCCGATTGTGCACCTGGCGCAGATGAATACGCTGATCGCTCTTACGTACGGTGGCGAGTTCACGATCACTGCCGGAAACGATGCAGCGATCACCCCGACGAATATTTCGGTGAAAAACCCCAGCCCATATGGCTGCAACGGGATCCGCCCGGTGCGAGTGGGTACCGAAATCATGTTCGTGCAGCGCGCTGGCCGCAAACTTTACGCCGTGGCCTATGACCCGGACAGCTTTGTTTCGTATTCCGCCAACGATATGACGGTGCTGGCGGAGCACATCACCGCCGGCGGGGTGATCGATATGGCGTATCAGCAGCAGCCGGACGCCTTTATCTGGATGGTTCGCACCGATGGCGTGATGGTGACGATGGCAATCGACCGGGCGCAAGAAGTTATCGCATGGTCACGCCAGATCACCGCCGGTGGCTTTGAGTCGGTGGCGTCGATCCCGTCGGACAGTAACGACGTTGTTTACGCGCTGGTACGCCGGGAGATCAACGGGCAACTGGTGCGTTATGTCGAGGTGTTCGACTCTACGCTGTATACCGACGCCGCCGTAACCGGCAGCAGCGAGGCTGGTGCAACGACGTGGGCGGGGTTAAATCATCTCGAAGGGCAGACCGTCGATATCGTGGCCGACGGCTCAGTGATGCCTGTACAGGTGGTTTCCAGCGGTCAGATCACCCTGACAAGAAAAGCCTATCGCGTGGAAATTGGTCTGCACTTCGAGTCAACGATCCAAACGCTCACCCCAGAAGTGGGCACCACCGAGGGCACCACGCAGAGCGCCAAGAAGCGCACCAGCGAAGTGACGATGCGATTTCTTGAAACCACGGGCGCCGAGTGCAACGGGACGATCATCCCGTTCCGCACCTTCGGCCCGGCCATTCTCGATAAGCCGGCGCCCTTGTTCACCGGCGATCACTACTTTGGAAAATTGGGCTGGGAGAAAGGCGAGGATACGTTGCTTATCCAGCAGCGCCAGCCTTTGCCGTTCCACCTCCTGGCCATCATTACCACTTTCACCAGCAACGGGGGCTGACAATGATCCGCAACGCAACCGCCGGAGATATCCCGGCACTGATTGAACTTGGCGCCCGCATGTACCTGGAATCGCGCTACGCGGAAAACTCGCCATTCGACGAGCAGAAGTGCGCAGAACTGGCGCAGCACCTGATCGCCGCTCATAGCGGGTGCGTGCTGGTTGCCGAGCGCGATGGCCAGGTGATCGGCTGGCTGGCCGGCGGCATCGCCGAGCAGTGGTTTTCACGCAAGCTGATGGCGTTCGAGTACGGGCTGTTTATCGCTCCGGAACACCGCGGCGGATCTGCCGGCCCGCGCCTGGCTAAAACTTTTATCGCGTGGGCCGCTGACCATGGCGCCGCCGTTATCAATATGGGTATCACCACCGGTGTGCACGAAGAACGCACCGGGGCGATGTATGAACGTCTTGGCCTGTCGCGCACCGGCCTGTTGTATTCGAAGGAGATTTGATTATGTGCACCGGGTTAGAGGTGGCGGTGATCGGTTCGTCGGTACTGGCTGCCGGTGGCGCTGTCGCTGGCGGTATTCAGCAGCAGAAAATGGCGAACTACCAGGCGGACCAGGCCAACGCCGATGCAGAGGCCGCTCGCGCATCGGCACGCGTACAGGCCGACAGGATCCGCAAGGCGGGGCGTGAGCAGGCCGCACAGGCAAACGCGGCGCTGGCGGCGTCTGGCGTCGAAACTGGCGAGGGTACGGCGCTGCGCATTACGTCCGGTATCACCGGCGACGCAGAGCAGGACGCCTACACGACGATCTTGAACGGCATGAACACCGGCGCGCGGTACAACGCGCAGGCGCAGGCCGACCGACTCAGCGGCCGCAATGCGGCGACGTCCGGCTATATCAACGCGGGCAGCTCGCTGCTGTCTGCCGCCGGCACCGGTTACTCCGGCTGGAAAAAGGCCAATCCAACAACCACGACGAATACCGGCACCGCGGCTTCGAATAACATGTTCTCGAATATGGGGGTGCGCTGATGCGGATACCAACCGGAAATTTTGGCAATGTGACGCCGGAGGCGCAGCGTACGCGCATTGACGTTGGGAACGTTGGTGCTCCTGCAAATGCATTGCAGCACCTGGCGACTGTCGGGATCGGTGTTGCCGAAGATCAGCAGCGCCGAATTGCCCAGGAAAACCAGAGTCAGCTGCAGGCGCTGACGCTGCAGCTTGATGATTTCAGTAACGGGCTGGTTAACGATCCTGACCATGGCTTACTGGCACAACAGGGAACCAATGCGGAAGGTGCGACCAAAAACTACACCAGCCAGTATGAGGACTTTGCGAACAAACTTGCAGCTGATTTACCGCAGGAAATGCGCGAGCAGTTCCAGCAGCAGGCAATTGCAAAGCGCATTCAGCTCGAGCGCACAGGATTAACCCATGAACTGAGCCAGCGCCGTCAGGTGGAGCAGGGTAATTTTGAGTCGACCATAGCGAACAGCTCCACGCGCGCCCAGAGCTATTGGGGTGACAACGTTAATTATCAGTTGGAGGTTGGTAGTGCGCAGCAGCAGATCGCTGAGTATGGTAAGGCTCACGGTTGGACGCAGGAACAAGTAACCGAACAACAAAATAATTACGTTAAATCAACCGCATATAAAACAATGGAAAACTTGGTTGCGTCGGATGCCGACACGGCCGCTAGGCTGATGGGCGAGCCTTCTGACGTGGGCGGTGCGGTGCGCTACAGCGGTGGCGGCGCTTCTGATCCGGTAGGGCTTCGCAATAATAACCCCGGCAATCTGGTTAAAACTGCCAATACCTGGGACGGGGAAGTAAAAGGCGATGGTCGTTTTGCGTCGTTCGCCACACCGGAACACGGGCTGCGCGCGCTATGTAAAAATCTGCTGGCCTATAACAAACGCGGTTACACCACGGTTGAACAGATTATCGGGCGGTGGGCGCCACCAAACGAAAACGACACTGCAGCCTACACGGCGGCGGTATCTAAGGCGCTCGGCGTGCCGGCTGACAAACGTCTCGATCTGACCGATATCAACACGCTTACCGCGTTGTGCGCCAGCATCACCAAACACGAAAATGGCAGCAATCCCTATTCACAAGAGCAGATCACCACCGGAGCTATGGCTGCATTGGGAATGACCGCATTACCCCAGCCAGATGGTGGAAATTTGCGTGCGGCTGGCGCAGCAACAGCGGTTACTCAGCTCGACCCGGTACAGCTGGCGCGACTGCGTAGCATGGCGCAAGGGCAGTTAAGCCAACAGCAGCGTGAATATCGTGCCGGGCTGGAAAGTGAGCTGAAAGACTTCAACGCCGTAGCTTACCAGGGCAAGAGCTATCCACGCGAGTTTAGCGAGGGCGAGTTTGTCCGCGCTTATGGATATGACGCCGGACAAAAAGAGTACGCCAGCTACCTCGACACACGCCAACTTAGCCGCGACATCTCGGTTGTTCAACAGCTATCCCAGGGCGGTCAGCAGGCGCTGCTTAATGCGCGCGAGCCGGTACCCGGCGAAGGGTTCGCCGAATCGTCTAAGCGATACGAAACCTTGCAAAAAGCCGTGGCGTACGTGAACAAGGTACGTGAAGCAGATCCCATCCTTTATGCCGCCGGCCAGCAGCAGGTAAACCAGCTGGATATGCAATCCCCTGAGGCATTCGGCAGTAGTCTTACTAACCGCGCCAGCGCCACCCCGGAGATCGCTCGGCACTACGGAACGCCATTAACCGTATTTTCAAAGGCAGAAGCATCGCAGATTGGCGATATGCTGCGTACCGCGCCGGCGTCGCAGTCAGTTGCCTACCTGGATGCAATGCGCCAAGGATTAGGGACTGGCGCGCAGTATTCAGCAGCGCTGCAGCAGGTTAGCAGTTACGCCCCATCCGCTGCTGTTGCGGGCGCGATTATGGGTAAGAGCGGTAATGTGATAGGTAAGTCCGGATGGATCTCAGACTCCATGGTAAACCCCGATGATGCGGCAAAAACAATCATCGAAGGGGCGAATGCTCGGGCTGGGATCACCACCAAAGTGAATGGGGTGGAGAACAAAACGAAAGGAATCGAGATACCGAAAGATTCCGATCTGCGCCCGGATTTCGTTGATGCAGTCGGGAATGCCTTTGCCGGTGATGCCGCTGGCGCGTCACAGGCCTATGAGGTGGCAAAGGACTACTACGCTGGGCTGATGGCCAAGAAAGGTAATGTTTCTGGCGAGTATGATCGTGACGCATGGACTCAGGCAATCAACGTGGCCACCGGTGGCGTTTACGATTACAACGGGCAAGGAGAGGTTTTGCTGCCGTGGGGAATGTCAGAGGGGCAATTTGATTCTGCGGTTAACACCGCATGGAAATCTCAGATTGTCGATGCTGGCATAAAAGCGCCACCTGGCCAGTATGGTTTGCAGAGCTTTGGCGACAGCCAATACCTGATAAAACTTGGAGCTGGCTACCTGCTCGGAAAAGATGGTAATCCGGTTGTGCTCCGCATCAACGCTGAGCGCGTTCGCCTCGGAAACGGAGGGATACCGCAGTGAGTTATTTCGGATTCAACCAGGCGCAGCAAAATAGGGAGCTGGCAACGGCAGCAGAAAACCCGATCGGGTCAGCCCGCTCTGATGCTGATTTTTTTGATGGCGCATTCACTGCACCTTTCAAGGGGCTTTACGCCGGGGTTACACAGGCCGATCAAGTTGCCTGGGCTGGTGTGGATGCTGTTGTGTCGCCGATCTCACGGGCTGTTAATGATGCGTTCGGGGTGAACGACACCTCTGAAAGTTTCATCAAGAATCAACGAAAGCTGGCGGAACAGCAGGTGCGAGCGTTAACGCCTGATGCCGGAACCACCGGTACCGCCGGGCAGGTGCTTTTCTCTCTGGCGGAGGTGGGTGGGCAGGCGGCGGCTGGCACGTTGTTGGGTGGGTTACCTGGCGCTGCGGCAACAGTTGGCGGCCTGCAGGGCTTTTCCGATTACGAGAAGTCTCGCGCTGACGGTGTGGATTATGGCACCGCTGTAGAAAAAGCGCTGGTAACTGGCGGGACAGCGGCGCTTGGCGCCGTTCTTCCTATGTCTCTCGGCCTTCGTGCCGGTGGTGCAGTAGCTGAAGGTGTTGGCGCCGCTCTAACTTCCGGCGGTACAGCTGTTGGCGCTGCCGCCGGTGCTGCTGCGCGGGCGGTGCCTGACCTGCTTTATTCCGCAGGTACCAACGTCGCGATGGGCATGGCACAGAGGGGTTTATCAGCGGAGATCCTACGAAGCGGTGGCTATGAGGATATGGCCCGCCAGTACGATGTTTTCGATAACCAAGCGTTGGCGGTCGACGCCGTGCTCGGCATAGCTTTCGGCGGGCTTGGTCGATTTATCAATAGCCGGGGCGAAAGCGTGGCAGTGCGTAGCGCGGAGCCGGCAGAGATCGACGCGGCGCTGACTTCAAGCTCTCACCTCAATTATGAGGTTACCGCATCGCCTGGCGTTCCTGTAAACGTCCTGTCACGCAATGCGCATGCCCGCGCCATGGACAAAGCCATGACGGATGCGCTTGCTGGTCACCCTATAGACGTCGGCTCATTGATGGATGGCTCGCAATTTTTACAAAAGGTACCGCGGTTTGATTTGGCTTCCCTGTCTGTTCGTGAAGCTTTGGGCCTTGTGGATGATGGCGTATCCGCCAGAGCACGCGAAGATGCAGTTCTTAGCGAATTAGCGGCGCAAGTTCTCCCTCGGGGGGAACGGCAAAAATTAATGAGTGATATCCATGATCTTGGCTATAAAGTGGAGCTTGCGGAAGGAGAGCTAAAACAGTTGCGCGAAGGCCGATCAGGGAATAGCAGTGATAGGCGCATTAGGGCTAAGCAGACTGCAGCAGTTGATGCGCAAGTAGCTAAGCTAAAGGCGACTTTGACCGCGAAAAAACAACAGTTATCCGATAGTTCTCCTGGTGGGCGTTTTTATGATGCACGTTCCGAATTGTCGCGCCGATCGCAACAGCAGGCCCAAATAGACTCAGCTGGAGCAAGCTTCTTCTCTACTCCGAAACCCAGAACACGAGAGCAGATCCAGCAAGATGAAATTGCGGGAGCAGAGCGCGCCATTCGCGGGGATGATTCCCACGCAGCGGAGGCCGATACACTGGAGGCGCAGCGCGCCATTTCCGACAACCCGGATCTGCAGGTTCACGTCGTAAACCCAGATGACAGCACAACGATGGTAAGGGCTGCCGATCTGATGGCTGAGGCCGATCGCGATGTGGCCAATGCCCAGCATGACGCAAATTTATTCGATGTGGCCGTGAGCTGCTTCCTGAGGAGATAATTTCATGAGAGACGAGTGCATTCAGGCGATCACCGCAGCATCACAGCGACCACTTACCGCCGCAGAAATAAAAGGGATTGAAGATCGCATCGTGAAAAATATGCGCAACCTCGCGCGTAACGATCCAGCCTCATGGCGCAATCTTAGCGAAGCGGAACGCATGCAGCGCGCCGGGCAGATGGCGGCCGAAGAATTGCAGCGAGAGGCCTCACTGAAAAAGCGGCGTGTAGCCTTAACCATTGCCGCGCGCCAGCGCCTTGATAACTACATCAACAGCTACCAGGGCAAGGATGGAAAGCTAGAGGCGCTAAACCGCACTATAGCTTTTCATGCGGACGGCAAGGCTAATTTTCTCTCCGTTGAGTCGAGAACCAAGGCGACCCGCGATTATGCTCTGAGCCAGTTGGAGGAACTTTTCGAAGCTATCGATCCACGTTTCTTCCAGCTGTTCGAAGACAATCAAGGTGTGCGCGATCTGGTCTACGAGATGCGCGGGCAGGAAACTGGAAATCAGCGGGCTAAAAAAGGCGCCCAAGCGTGGCGCCGTGTCGCAGAACTGCTGCGCCAGCGCTTCAACGATGCCGGCGGCGATGTGGGATTCCTGGAGGATTGGGGGCTGCCGCAGCATCATTCCATGGAGAAGGTGGGTAAGGCGTCACAGGATGAATGGGTGGGCTTTGTTGTTGGGAAACTCGACCGCAATAAATATGTGAAAGAAAACGGCGAGATGATGAATGATGCGGAGCTTGCTGCGTTCCTGGGCGACGCCTACAAAACGATCGCTACTGGAGGTATGAACAAGCTGGGCGACAGTGGGCTGCGGATCTCCGGCGCTCGGGCAAATCGCGGGAGTGCTGAAAGGCAGATTCATTTTCGTGATGCCGAAACCTACCTCGAATACCAGCAGCGCTTTGGCGAAAAATCGATGTGGGACATTTTGGTAAATCACATTGATGGCGTGAGCAAGGATATCGCGCTGGTGGAAACCTACGGGCCCAACCCCGATCACGTATTCCGGTCTCTGCTGGATCAGCTGACCAGCGAGACAGCAAAGGCAAACCCGCAGCGGTCAGGGCGTATTAATCGCCTGCGTAACAGTACCGAGAGCCTTTACAATTTTGTTGCTGGAAAAACGCAACCCATCGCGAACCCACATATCGCGCGCTGGTCGGATAACGTCCGAAACTGGCTTGTTGCAACGCGGCTCGGTTCGGCGCTGATCTCTTCACTTTCTGATAACGGCACTATGTACCTCACCGCCAAAGTGAACAATCTGCCCATGGCGCAGCTGTTGCGTAACCAGTTGGCAGCCATGAATCCGGCGAACAAAGAAGAGCTACGGCTTGCGCGCGGCGCCGGCCTATCGATGGAAACGCTGATCGGCAGCGTGAACCGCTGGGCGACCGACAACATGGGCCCATCGGCGTCACGCTGGACGGCCAACGCGGTTATGCGCGCCAGCGGCCTGTCTGCCTGGTCGGATGCCCATAAACGCGCCTATGGCGTCACCATGATGGGCGGCGTGGGTAATCTGGTGCGTCAGCATGGAAGCCTTGGGAAAATTGCTGCTGATGATAGCCGGATCCTCAAAAGCAAAGGGATTACAGAACGCGACTGGAGCATTTGGCGCCTGGCCGAACAAGAGGATTGGGGGAACGGTAATACAACCATGCTCACCCCGGAAAGCATCATGCGTATTCCGAATGAAAAACTCGAGGCATTTGGTAACCCGGAGCGCGTGAAGTTCGAGGCGATGCGCAAGCTTCTCGCCACGGTTTCCGAAGAGGTTGACATGGCGGTGATCTCTCCTGGCGCGCGGGAGCGCATGATCGCAGGCGCGGGCATGCAACGAGGCACTGTTTCAGGGGAGCTTTGGCGCAGCCTTTTCCTGTTCAAATCCTTCCCGATATCAGTGATGATGCGCCATTGGTCGCGTGCTATGGGAATGCCATCGGCTGGCGGCCGCGCCGCTTACCTCGCGACGTTCTTGGCTAGCACGACGATTTTAGGAGCTATGTCTCAACAGATTAGCGACCTGATTGCGGGCAAAAATCCCCGCGAAGCCTTTGGCGAAAAGGCACCGCAATTCTGGCTTAACGCGCTGCTTAAAGGCGGTGGTTTGGGGCTGTATGGGGATTTTCTGCTATCTGACCACACGCGATATGGATCCGGAGCGCTGGCCTCCATGCTTGGCCCGGTAGCCGGATTGGTTGATGATGCAATCAAGTTGGCGCAGGGCGTACCGCTAAATGCCGTCGAAGGAAAGCCGGAGCAGACAGGTGGTGATACCGTGAAGTTTGTGAAAGGTCTAATCCCTGGACAAAACCTGTGGTACACAAAAGCCGTTTTGGATCATATGATATTCAACCAAATGCAAGAGTATTTCTCTCCTGGTTATTTGCGCAGGATGGAAAAGCGCTCTAAAAAAGAATTCAATCAAACCTACTGGTGGCGCCCACAAGATAGATTGCCGCAATAAGGAAAATAAAGCATGCATCTAATCATCGGTGTTGTGGTATTTGCATTAGTAATGTGGTGGCTTTATAGGAAGGATGTTTTTGATGAAGGTGAGTTCTTTGCGATCATGGTGCTTGCTGGGAGTGCTTTGGCCGGGTACTTGGGAACAACGAACTATTAATAATTAAATAATTTAACTGGTGAATAAATGAGTGTACGTCATCTGATTGGAGCCATCTTGTTAGGAGTGGTCTCCTTGGCACCTACAGCGGGTAATGCCGCTGTTTTCGGTGGATCCAATCTAAGCTTTTCTGGATATCCTGAGTTTGATGAATACCCACCCAGCCCGCCGTATGGTAATGATAAATACGCATGGGAGAACTACAAAAGAGAAATTGAAGACTACGTTAATAAAGCGAAAGAATACGTAGAGAATGCAAATAATGATATTTCTCGCATTAAAGAGGCGAAAGATGAAGCCATTCAAAAGGCAAATAATGCCGTAGATGAGTACAACAGAAATGTAAGGGGCTACTGATAACAGATAGTCAGGAAACCGACCAATCCCCCGTCGCATCATGGCCCCATGACAACCATGGGGCTTTTTTATGCACAACGATTACAAAACCCGCCTTACCGCGCTGAGCGACAAGTTAACCGACGTCGTGCTCGAGGAAGCCGATCCGGATACCTGGCCAGGCGCCGACAAACCACTCGACAAACACACGAAGCAGGAGCGCGGCGATCGCTACTGGTGCAAGAAGAACGCAGCGGCGTCGCTCACACTGCTGGTGAAGGTGCATTCGCTGATCGGCATGCAAACGCGCGGCGGAACGCCGAAAGACGGCGATGAGCCAGACGACGAGGCGTTTCGCCTTGGGCAGCAGGTATCCGCCGCTGAGCGCGCGGCGCAGGAAGTTCTCGACCGTATCCAGCAGCGGAAAAAATGATTTCGTTCGTCGCCTTTTTCATCATGTGGGCTGAGCGGATGGGGTGGGATGTTCCCGACTGCCATTACCGCGCCTGTCACTGGCTCGAGCACCGCGGCGACCTGGCGGTGCTTCGCTGTTTCCGTGGCTTCGGTAAATCCACAATTCTGGCGGTGTACAACGCCTGGCGTTATTACCAGAATCGCCAGTACCGTATCCTGCACCAATCAGAGGCCGACGGCACGGCGTACAAGACCAGCCGCGACACGCAGAACGTGCTGCGCAATCACCCGCTGACGCGCGGCATGCTGCCGGACGGGCAGGGAACCGTTGAGCAATGGTGGGTTAACGGCTCGCTGGATATGCGTAACGGCAGCATGTACGCGAAAGGCATCCTGTCTAACGTCACCTCGGCCCGCGCCGACGAGTGCCAAAACGATGACGTCGAAGTCCCGCGAAACATCCAGACGCCGGAGGCGCGCGAGAAACTGCGCTATCGCCTCGGCGAACAAACTCACATCCTCGTGCCCGGCGGCCGCAAGCTGTTTATCGGCACGCCGCACACCCACGACAGCCTATACGATGAGGTCGAAGCCATGGGCGCCGACTGCCTGACGATCAAGCTTTTCGAGAAAGAGCACCGCATCGATGAAAAAAAAGCGACGGAGCGCAGCTACAGGCTGAAGTTCCGGCCAGAGTACGTTTTTGTCGGCATCCACAAGGGCGCACGCCTGCTCGCTGAGGGCATCGATTACCAGCTGACGGAAAAGGGGATCACTTTTGCTGAGCCGCCAAGAACGACGGTGGACTGCTACGCAGAATGTGAATGGCCTGAACGGTTCACGCCGGCTGAGATGGAGAAGCGCCGAAAGGAAACACGCACGATCAACGAATGGGACAGCCAGTACCAACTGCACAGTAAACCGATCGGCGAATCCCGCCTCGACCCTGAACGCATCCGCGAGTACAACGTGCAGCCGGAAATCCGGTACGCGAACCGCTCTGCATCGATGTGGCTGGGCAGCCAGCAGATTGTTGGCGCTGTCGCCTGGTGGGACGTGGCCACCGGCAAAGCGAAAGCGGACGCCAGCGCCTTTTCGCTGGTGCTGACCGACGCACGCGGGCACCTGTACTGGCATGTGTGCCAGGAACTGATCGGCGATCTGGCCGAGTTCGACGAGCGCGACAAAATCACCGGCGGCCAGGTGGTACAGATCCGCGAGCTGGTGATCCGGTACCAGATACCGCAGGTGGTGGTCGAGGTAAACGGGCCCGGCAGTTTCGCCGGCAAGCTGCTCCGCCAGGCGCTGAAAGGTACCGGCTGCGGCGTCCGAGAGGAGTTCACCATAACCAACAAGCAAAAACGCATCCTCGATGCGTTTGAGGCGCCTCTGTCGTCCCGTTTCCTGTGGGCGCATAGCGACGTGCTAGACGGGCCGGCCTACGATCAAATGCGAGATTTCAACCCGGCGGTAACCAACCAGCCGGACGACTTTATCGATTCTGGGGCGGGGGCTATCAGCGAGACGCCGGTGCGCATCGGAAAATTGGTCGGGAAACCGACCGCTCAGGGGCGGGAAGATTGGCAGCCATCAGATGGCGATCACGAGGTCGCCGTGGACTACTAAGAGGCTTCCCCCGATGGCGGTTCCAATCCAAACCCCTTACAACATCTACACCGCCAACGGCGTAACTACGGTATTCCCGTATGAGTTTTTAATTCTTGATGCAGGTGATTTAACAGTTTCCATAAATGGCGAGCCCGTTACTTCGGGCTTTAGCATTACCGGCGTTGGCACAACGAACGGCGGCGATGTGATTTTCCTGACGCCGCCAGCTGCTGGCGTAACAGTGATGAATCTTCGCGAAATTCCGGCTACGCGTCTGCAAAACTATCAGAACAACGGTGATCTGCTCGCGGCCACCGTCAACAACGATTTTGATCGGTTGTGGCTGGCAATCCAGCAATCCTACCTGTATCTCGGTTTGTGCCTGCAGCGTCCGCTGCTCGGTGGCCCATTCAATGCCCACGGCTATCGCATCGAGAATTTAGCCGATCCTGTAAATCAGCAAGACGCGGCGACCAAAAATTATGTGCTGGTGAAAATTGCTGAATCAGATGCAGCAGGGGCTGATGCCTTGGCGCGTGAACGCGCAGAGCGTATCGCTTCTGATATCGATATCCGTACTGAAACTGGCGTAGCTTTGGGGAAAACTGTCAGGTTCCCGTACGCGCAGCCAATCCTGACCGGAGATACGGCAAACAAGGTTTTTGTTACTGACCAGCAGGGGTTGGTAAAGCTGGTCAATCTTGACGATGCGACGCGCACCGACCTGGCCGCCGATCTTGCTTCTCGTGGTAATCCAGGTGGGGTCGGTTTGATAGGTCACAAGGGGACAACGCTTGCCGAGATCCTCAATCTGATTTCGTCGGTCACCGCTGAGCCTATCACAGACGCGGGGATGTACTGTGCCTGGCCGCAAGGTAAAGTCTTCAGCCACAAAAACAAGGCGTATTGCCTCTATAACGTCGGAGACACCCACAGTAACGCCTCTCTTAGCGTCTATCAGCAGTTTACAGAGGATGGTTCTGAGTGGTCGCGGCCGGCGCCGCGCTTGTCAAACACTGATTCCGTTACGTGGCCGCAGGGAGTATCTGCCTGGGGGGCTGGTTCTGACGGTGCTAATATTTGGATGGCTGCTCGCTTCCGTCGCGTTTCAGACGAATCACAAAGCAAGTGTGTTCTCTACAAAAGCACCAATGATGGCTCGGCCTATACGGCGGTACTTGATCCGGTCCCACTGTATGACTCAACCGGCAAAGCTCCCGTTCTCATGCACTCTTTTGCTGTGTTGCCGAATGGAAATATTGCGTTCGGTTATCACTTCTACGACGGCGAAGTAGGGATCGTTCAGTTCAACCCAAATAACCTGGCATCAATGACGAAGTCGGTCATTTTCACTGCTGCTGAAATGAACAACACGCCAATGCTTGTTGAACCAACTATGCAGGTTTACGGTTCGCGAGTTGTTGGGTTTCTTCGTACCCAAAGCAATGCAACGCGTTCGGCCGTCATGTGGTACAGCGATGACAGTTGCCAGACTTTTCAGATTCGCGAGATCGACGGCGTGCCAAATCAATCACCGGTTTCGATCACGTCATATAACGGCAAGACCTATGTTTTCTACTGCGGCAGATATCGTGACGGCAATACAAACAGCGCGCGAACTAACAGCCCGGTGTTAACCATGCGCGTTGGAAACGATGATGACGCACTAAATCTGCTCTGGGAAAACTTCGTTGAAATCCCCATCGCAGCAGTGCCAAGCATTTACAACGATGTTGGCGCATCAGCCACCGGTGTTCAGGATGTTTGCGTGCGCGGCACCAAGCTGGTGGTTTGCCTCTCGATGAACGTTGGTAGCAATGTTGACCAGTCTGACGTTTGTTCTGTGACCATCGATCTTGGTGAGCCTCGACAGAATAAATTCTTCCTCAGCGAGGGCGCATTTAAAAAGCCTCGCGCAACTGACTACCCATCTAACTATCGCTTCGGCAGCGTAAATATTGTCGGCCTGGGCAATACCTCCGCGACACTGCGCATGAATGGACAGGTCATTGTTCAAGACTTAACGGATGCAGTGAGATTTGGCTCGACTGTTGCCGGCGGCAGTAAATCACATGTGTGGAATAACGGCCCAGCGCCAGCCTACATCGATGTTGCGGCAAGCAGCACTAACGTGAGCATTTCAGCCTACTCGGGATATGCGCGGCTGCGCGCTGGACGCGGCCCAGAGGGGTACGCCTCTATTGAGCTCAACCGAGATACGAAAGCGGTCACTGTTAGCAACCCCAATAACGTTGGCGGTTTCGGGTTAACGCCCGAGGGGTACATCGCACTTTCATGCAACTGGCAGCACCCGATGGTTCTCGACGGCGGATCCGGCGGGAAAATATATCTCTGGGTTTCCGGCACAAACAACATCATGAAGCACAGCATGACGCCGCCTACGTCGGATAACGACGGTGAGTTTTTGGTCCCGAACAAAACAACCACTGTTGCGGGTCTTGGTACTGGTACGGATACCGCGCGATATGCATACGCAACGAACGGCCGAAAGGCTGGGGAGGGTGCAGGGGCGGGAACCGGGACGCCGGTGTATTGGGACGGTTCAGTATGGCGCGTATATCGCGATGACTCGATCGTAGCGGCTTAATCAACGCCGCCGCTGTCGGCGGAGGTGGAGCATGAAAATGGGCACAGGAAACAATAGCTGGTGGTCGTATGTGTGGGGGGTTATCACCGCCCTGTTAAGTGCGATGACCCTACAGGATTTTGCATTCGCTGGCGGTGTTGTTGTCACCGCCACTTTCACCTATCTCACCTACCGTTCAAATGACCGGAGAAATAAAGCAGCGATCGCCGCTGAACAGGAGAGGACGCGACTATACGCAGAATGGATCGATTCCCAAAAAGGTAAGTCTGCAGACATTCAAGCTGCGGCAGTAGACGTAATTGGGCATAAGGTTGAAAAGGCGGAGGCTGAAGCGTGAGCAACATGAAAAAAGGAGCAGCAGGAGCCGCTTGCTCGGTGATGGTAATCATCGGCCTGGTGCTATCGAATGGCGAGGTAAAAACCAGCCGCGCCGGGCTGGAGCTGATCGGCAACGCCGAGGGCTGCCGCCGCGACCCGTACAAATGCCCGGCAGATGTATGGACGGATGGCGTAGGCAACACGCATGGCGTTAAACAAGACGTGCGCAAGACAGATCAACAGATCGCCGCCGACTGGCAAAAGAACATCCTGTCGGCTGAGCGGTGCGTCACCAACTATGCAGCCGGCGACAAGCTGCAGCAGGGTGCCTTCGACGCGGCGGTGAGCATCACGTTTAATGCCGGTTGCTCGACGATGCAGAAATCGACGATGTTCCGGCTGTTCCGCCAGGGGGAAACTGTGGCCGCTTGCGATCAGTTCCCGCGTTGGGTGTATGCCGGCGGCGTAAAGCTAAACGGCCTGGTGGTCCGCCGTGACAAGGAGCGCGCACTATGCTTGGCAAAATAACATCTGCGGTGGTGATCCTGCTGGCGCTGGCGGCCGTTGTCGGCGCTGGTGCCTGGCTGGCCGCGCGGCACTACCAACCAACGATTGACCGCCTAAACGAGGCGATGACGCAGTGCAAAGACAGTAATAAGCAACAGGAGGCGGTGATCGCCAGCCAGAATGCCGGCATTGAAGCGCTGCAGCGCAAGCAGGAAGAGCTGGAATCCAAGGTCAAGGCGGCGCAGGCAAAGGCACGCAGGGAGGCGCAGGGCGATTATGAGAAGGCCAATTCCGTTATGGCAGAGCGAACTACTGGCGAGGTTTGCGCCGCGGCGTCTGCTGCGTTTGACGCAGAGCTGCGCCGGGAGCGTGCCCAATGAAAAAGTTAATGCCAGCGATCTTATTGATGATAGGTGGGTGCTCGAGCGCGCCGCAGGTGCCGACCTACGTTGAAGTGAAAGTCCCGATCGCCGTGCCATGCAAAACGGCAGACGTTGCGCGCCCGGCGTTCGCAGTTGACCAGCTGCCTATCGGTGCTCCAATCGATGCGCAGATGAGAGCATTGCGTGCTGAGCGCCATCAGCGGATTGGGTATGAGCGTGAATTACTGGCGGCGAATGAGGCATGCAAATAA